CCATTCCATACAGCATTTTACAGAATCGACCCCCCGCTATTTTTTTTGCCCATTCCATGCAGCATTTTACAAGCACACACCACCTATAATTTTTTTCCCCATTCCATATCGCCACCGATTGTGGTGGCCTTATAGCAACTTACAAACACGACACCCTAAACCTCCTTTGCACAATCATCAATACTTTCAACAATTGCATTCAAGCAAGCACCAACATATTCACACATCCACTCATATTGATTCTCTGCTTTTTGGCATTCCGGCAGCAGGGCAAGCCCCATAGCCAGGATCTTTGCGATATTTAAAGACTCACCATTGAAGGTGATTCCTGGATTTGCAGTTGCAATTGCAAGAAGGCGTGGATCATCTTGCTCCTCTTCCACATTGAATGTCTCCGGCGCAAGCGGCGCATCAAGAAGCCCATAATAACAAGCACAGAACTCAGCAGCGGTCCACACCCCTGCTCCGACTACAAAAGGCTTTGATGAATCAATCTTCTTTCTCAGGGTAGTATCCTTAATATTCGAGTTGTCAATTCTAACTGCCAGCTTAAAGTTTACCTGACCCAAAGCATCAAAATACTCCCTCGGCAGTTCTCCCGCCCTCCCTTCAAGTATGCACCCCATAACCCCATAAGGAATAAACTCAAATCCCGCATACTCACCCCAAGCCGATCCAGTAAAGATGTTCCAGTCATTTTCCTTAAACCATCTGGCAATCATTTTGCCAAACTCAACGCGAGCAGTTTTCTGATTTTCGTAGAATTTTCCGAGGTCGATGGCCACAACTTGACGGGCGTGTTAACCTGCTGATCCTACCACCCCCTCCCGCCTGAAGTCAATGCCATCAAGGCCGCTCACCCTTACCTTTCAACTGCCGGATAAAAGTATCCACAAACTTGTAGACAACGGACCTGGTAAGGACGATCCTGCAGGTGTTTTGCGTTGGTGGAGCGCCGGCCCTGGCACTTGTGATTGCCGTAGAAGCGACGCATTACGTAAGAGCGGGGTAGACATGGAACAATTGCCCTGTGGCAACACTATTGAATTTATTTCTTTCGAGTAATCATTCCAAATGCCACTGAACGCGACGCTAGCATTCAAGCTTCCAGATGGAACGGTCCATGAAATGACGCAATGGTTTCCATGGAATGATGAATCAATTCCTGAATGGTGGTGGACTGACGGCATTGGTGGTTGTGACTGGTATCGAAGTTTTGTGCTACGTGAACAAGGTGCTAATATACCACAGTTTCCACCCGGCAAAACCATAGAGCTTGCTTCCTGTAAGATAGAGTCCGTTATAGACACCGACCGTGGTGGCCTTATAGAAGGGGCCTAATACGAAAATCGCGGCGCTCGCGCTAACGCGCTCGGGCTACGTTGTTAACCCTATCATAGCAGATCATGGAACCCGAGATCAATCATTATTTGATTACTGTTCAGCGTGATGCACAACATACCTACGATGCAAGGGAGAGTGCGCCCACTGCATTTGAAGCTGTTCTGCAATACAGAAACCGCAATCCGGCTGCCAAGATCATTGCAGTAAGGCTGGCTAACAGAAAGTAGCCGACTGATTGGCCTTTTCCTGTTAATGTTTTGGCATTGACGCTTGATCTATGCCAGCGAAGACGCCTAGCAGTCGATATGCAGATGTGGCGTCCATGCGTGGTCTGGGCCTGCTAGCCGATCCCACTGCAATACGTCGCCTTAAGAAGCGATCTTCCGGCAGAGCAGATGTAAGAGAGCTTGAAGCACGGATGGTAGAAGATCTGCTACCGTATCAGAGGGACTATGTTTGTGATTTTAGGCATAAATATGTTGGTTTTTGTGCGGGGTACGGTTCTGGTAAGTCAAGATCCGCTGTAGTTAAAGCGATCTTGCTTGGATTCCGCTCGCCAGGCTTTACACACCTGTTTCTAGAGCCTACCGTCCCACTAATTATGGACGTTGGGCTGCCTACATGGTTCGATGTTCTTGAAAAATACGGTATTGAGTACGATTTCAGGTCTTCCCCAAGGCCAAATATTACTCTAAAGCTGCCTGGAGGTGATACACCGTTTCTACTGCGCTCCATGGAGAACTATCAGCGTCTTGTGGGCGTCAACGCTGCATCTCTAACGGCTGACGAGATTGATACCAGCAGGCAAGATATTGCAGAAAAGGCCATGGTGAAGCTGCAAGGCCGTGTTCGTGTTGGAAATTGCCCCCAAATCAACACTGTATCGACCCCAGAAGGCTTTGCATGGATGTATTCCTTCTACGTTAAGGAGCCAGCACCCAACAAAATACTCTACAAAGGCAAGTCGAAGGACAATCCATACCTTGATCCCGGTTTCATCACTGACCTTGAATCAAAATATCATCCATCGCTCATTAAAGCTTACCTTGAGGGCGAATTTGTCAACCTTGAAACCGCTACAGTCTTCTACGAGTTTGATAGAGCCAAGCATTTCACCGGTTTGTTTGCTCCTAACCCTGGCGAGCGTATTGTATTTGGTGCCGACTTTAACGTTGGTCGTTGTCAGTCTGTTTACGGCGTTGTTAGGCCCGGTCCAAGTGGCCAGCAGCTACATTGTTTCGATGAAAAGCGTGTTTCTGATACGTTTGCCCTCGTTGCACACTTAAAGCAGAAATATCCCCGCCAGCTTGCAGCGGGTCTGGTTACATGCTTTCCAGATGCAAGCGGAAGCCACGAATCCACGGCTTCAACGACAAGTGATCACGATATTTTGCGTGATGCCGGCGTTATTGTTATCGCTGAGCGCAGAAACCCACCAATTGCAGAGACACTAGCACACACTAACCTGTACCTTCACCGTGATTGCATCCTTGTCAACCCTTCCACTTGTATCGACACCGTTTCTTCGTGTGAACAGTGGGTGTATGATCCGAAAACACTAAAACCCATGAAAGGCGGCAGTAATGACCACTCCCACGCTGGCGATGCTTTCAGGTATCTCGCCTGGCAGGTATTCCCCCGTGCTGGCACTCGCGCAGGCTATGGCCCTAGGTGGCGATAGGTGCTACAGTCGCCAGGTACACCACTACAACCAAAGTGGAAGAAACCCAAGCCCAAAAGCTTCAGCTTAAGTTTTCCCAGGAAGCCTCAAAACTTACTAGCAAATACTACGATTTTTCAAAAGGTGCCAGCCCATTTGGAATGAGTGGTGAAATCCGAATGGTCATCAACGACTTAACCGAAGACAGGGGAATCCTCAAAACAGAAACTCTGCGCTGTGAACTGCTCGATCTGTGCCGCTTATCTATCACAGATGATGGCCTATCCGTTAATGTGATTATCGGCATTCTTGAGTTTGCAATCCTTGGCAGTCTTTCTTTACTGAAGCAACAGTGCGATGCGACCGAACTTATGGCCAGGCTCGCCAAACAGATTATGTCAGACAGTCCCAGTCGTGGAATTGGGCTGAACTAATTACATAAATAGCCTGACCCGCATCCTAGAATGGCTCTAAACCCTTAGGGCCATGGTCGCAACTCCGGGAAGTCCGATTCTTAGTGCTGACGATAATCTCGAACCTTTCGAGAGGCGTTCACCTGAAGATGAAACCTTCCTGGAAAGAGTTGCGGATCTTGATTCTTACTCCCCCGAGCAAGAGCAGCATATAATCCGTATCACACCAATTAAGTTTTGCGTTTATCCAGAGTTTTACCTGGATGACGCAATCAAAGACACTATTCCGCGGGACTACAAAGAGGAAGACGGTTCATATAATGTGCGGATAACCCGCGCAATGACATGTTTTGAGCCGTTCTATACTCACCTTGTCGATCTGATTGTAGGTACGGCACTTCGCAAAGGCGTCATCCTCCCGCAAGAGGTTCCGACCGAATGGGAAGAGTTTTTCAAAAACGTTGACCTTGAAGGCCATTCCATAACTTCCTATACAAAGGAAACCTTCACCACTGCGCTAAATGGTGGTGTGGCTGGTATTTGGTCTGAATACCCCAAAGTCGATCCCAATACCCCAAAAGATCAAGAACAGGCGATGAACCCTCGCCCGTACCTGATCACCATGAAGGTTGACGAAGTTCTTGATTGCAGAACTGATACCGGTCCAATCAAGATTGGTGAAACCACCATTTACGATACCCGTGTTACTTATCTTCGAGTTAAGTCGGAAATTCGTGCAACCTCTAGCACTAACGAGCATTTTGAGTTGGTAATTCCTACCGTTGTTGTGTACGACGTTCAGAACGATGTGTCCATAGACGGAAAAAATGTAGGAACCCGCGCTCGTTGCAGGGTTTACAAAAAAGATCTTTCCAAAGACGACGTAAACGAGTACACCTTGAGCCCTGAAGATGTAACGTACTTGTCGCTTCCTTTTATTCCTTTTTCGCCCTGCTATGGCGGTAAAAAAGAGTCATATTTCCGCGCAAGGCCGCTTCTATACGATATTGCAAGGCTAAACCTGCACCACTGGGCAGTCTGTGCCGACCTTTCTGAAAATATTCACTTAAATGCATCGCCCATCCTATCTGCTACCGGCGTCAGGACGGATGATGAAATTTTTGCTGGCTCCGGTCGCACACTAATGAGTCAGAACCCTGATGCAAAATTCGATATTCTTGCCCCTGGCATGGAGGGGGCCGATGTAACACTTAAGGAGCTTGCACGTATTGAGGCTGCAATGGACAAGCTTGCAGCAGTTACAATGACCCCCGGCAAAACGCAAGTTGAATCCGGCTTTTCCAAACTTCTCGATCGCTCGCAATCTGATTCCCAGCTTGCCGTACTTGTCGGATCCCTGCAAGATTCGATTAACCGCGCCCTGCTGTATGCTTCTGCTTACCGCAACTACCCAACCGTTGAGGTGACTATCAGCAAGAACTTCATTCCTGCCAAGCTTCATAGCCAGCAGGTTATGTCGTACAGCAGTCTCTACAAGGATGCAAATGCAATTCCTATTGGCACCTTCCTTGAAATGCTTGAAGCTGGAGAACTGTTTGAAGGTCTGCACGACTTTTCTGTTAAGGGTCTTCTTGCCAAGATGGGTCTTACTGGCAGCGAAACCGCAAAAGATCTAGGAATTGGGCCAACCGCTCAAATTGCAAAAGATCCTCCGGCAACCAACAATATTCAGAATAGTTCAGAGGCCGCAAATGGTAGCACGACCCATACTGAAAACTCTGAATCAGCTTCTGAATCACCCGAGGCTTAAAATCTCTGCGGGGTGCTATATTGACGCACCCCCAACCCCAAGCAATTCATGGGCGCCCAGAACGAGTCCGGCGAAACCATCCCCCAAACGATTGAGGAACTGCAGGCAGCGCTACAGGAAAAGGATACCAAAATCAGAACGCTTGAGGCAACTCGCGTTGGACTGCTTGGCGACCTTACAAAGAAAAAGACCGTCGATTCCTTCTTGAAGGCCGCCGGCATTGATGTAAAAGATCCCGAATTTGAAGATAAGGTAGTGGCTGCGATCACCGGTCTGCGAACGGCTGGAACTGGGACCACGGACGGCGCCAATCCGCCTCCGGAGCCCCCGGAAGGTGGCAAGCCGCCTGCGGCGGGGGGAACACCCTCTGATGCCGTTGACAGCGTGCTGAAGGCCCAGCTAGCGGCACTCCAGAGTCAGGTGACCCGACTCGAAAAAGAGAAAGAGACGGAAAAAACAGAAAAAGAAAAAGAAAAGAAAATGCGCCGAGATCAAGTGCTAAAAGCCAAAGTCGTACAAGAGCTTGAGGGAGTTGATTGTCGTAGGCCAACCCACCTTCACCAGCTTACAAAAGATAATTGGAGGCTGCTTGATGACGAGGAAACCGTTGTATTTGGCCCCGAGGACGATCCTGTTACGCTCAAGGATGCTGCAATAAAATTGCGCGAAGATCCTGAGTACGCCATCTATTTTAATGGTTCTGGCGCCTCTGGTTCTGGGCTTCCTACATCTCGCAGCAGCATTCCGATTACAAATAACCCGTTTGCTGTTGGATCTGCAAACGCAACTGAGGCTGCAAGGCTTATGCAAGATGATCCAACCAGGGGAAAACGACTTATGCAGGATGCAAGGCTTGCAGGCAAGCTCGATTCCATTATCGGCTCCGCTTTCTCGGGCAACGCCTAGAATCGGCTGGGAGCTTGGGACTGAGGCCCCCCGTGGGGGTCTTTTTTTTGCTTCATCTTACATTTTCCACAATGAAACCCAAGAAACCAGCAACCAAAAAACCAGCCGCTAAGCGTAAGCCCGCTGCCACAAGGGCAAATAGTATTGGCTTGACCACTGCAGAAGTCAGGCGAATGAAAGAACAGGAAGCAAAGTGGCAAGCACAAGAAGATTTGCGTATCCTACGAAATTCACAAGAAATTCTAGTAAATCCCCAGCGCATGAAACGCGCCCAAGCACTTGCTGATGAAGAGATGAAAGCACTGAAGGCAGTTATCAAGAAATAAACCAATGGCATCATATACATTTCGCGCTATGTTATCGGGGCTGCGACACAAGTTTACCCCGCAAATCTTCAAGCGAGAGTCTGTTGTCGAACATCTTCCCAGATGGGAGGAAGGTGAGGATGGACAAATGAAACCGGTTGTCAGTCGGATTCATGTAATTCCATCCGAAGATCGTGATTTACCTCTTCACTGTGCCCAGTTAACATGCTGGTGCTCACCTAGGCTGGATCCTGAGGACGAATGCATGATCCTTCATCAAGCCATGACCCCTGCGAAAAATGGCTGGTTTCTTGTTGGGGAGCTATAAAATCAGTTAACCAGTAAAAACAGCGAGCCTTCTGCTATGGCACCCAGGAAATCAGTAAAAAAACGCAAAAGCGCTTCCTACTACGAAGCCAATCATGAGGCTCGCAAGAAAAAAGCAGCGTATGATAAAAAATACCACTCTACGGATGACAGGAAAGAATATAGGGCCGAACTTGCAAGAGAAAGACGCGCAAGAGGTGTAATGGGCAAAGGCGGAAAAGATGTAAGCCACACATCTGATGGTGGATTTGCTAGGGAGGAGTCGTCAAAAAACCGTGCAAGAAATGGGCACGGAAAGAATGGCAGACTTTCACCTAAGCCTGGTACAAGACGGCAAAAATCCAAGCGCTAGACTGTGATGACAACCGCTGGCGCAACCATGGGGAAGCCCATTTTTAGACTCAACATATTCAAGGGTCAAATAGATCTTCCTGTGCTTATTCCAGTTGCAGTCGGCCTTCTGTATGCTGGAACCGGCAACTGGAGTGAATCCAGGTGGACCGGCGCACTTGCAATTATGGGCATGGGGCCTGCCGCAAAAATGGGATACGAGCGTGGTTACTGGACCGAAAACCCTGGAATTACTCGATACACTGACCCCGCAAGAGATGAACACGGTCGCTTTGCAAGCAGAAAGCATGAGGAGCAAGAAAATGACGGCTGAAGCAAGGTTCATCACTACAAACGACAAGATTGTTGACAAGCTCGCAAAAGCCATTGGTATTGACTACATTCACAACATTGTAATCAATCTCAGCGCTGAGTCTATTGTAACAATTACAGTTGAAGTGTTTGCGACAAACGAAATGGTTGGGGAATTTCTTGAGGAAGTAGCGGATAAGATTGAATCAAAAACTTTTGCGCTTGTAGATCTACAGCAAGACCCCGCTAAACTGGGCACTGGAACGTTCCCCTCCGATCATGGCACCTCTCAAAACTGACCGCAACATCATTGGCCGCCAAGTTACCACTGAAGTTGATGAGGTAGTGACTGCAATTCGCATCGCTACTGATTCCGTTAAGAACTGGACTCTTGTTCTTCCCGACGCCTTCACGGAAGCCCAACTCAATTCCCTGTTCGCAAAGGCACCCACAGTTACTGGTACTAAAGTCATCACCGCAAGTGGTTGCGCTGGCTGGGCTGCACTTGATGCAGGCGAGAAAGCCGTTCTTACCGCCAAGGGTTACACCCTGAACTGATCAAACCATGAGTCATATACACGGCCGGGGCATGACCCCGGTTTTTTTATCAATGGAAAACGAAAAAGACAAAACACTTTCAGAGTTGCGAAATAAAGCTTGGGCGGCAACTGAGGTTTCGGACTCTGATCCGCTAAAAAAATTTGCAAGAAAGTTTGGTGAGATTTGGCTGCGGCGATCGAGTGGCTATCATTTGGTTAATGGGGCCGTGCCTCGCAGCGGGGATCGCTAGCCGATCCAGCAGCAGTGCTGTTGAAGCTGAACCAATCTTTTTGCGGTAGTACCGCGCAAACCGTACACTCGCGTCAAGAACGATGCTGCTCGCAGGCGTCCCGTTTATTCCACAGCTTTTCCTTGCGTATCAGCAGGAAGAGATCAAAGATCGCAATGCTCTTGTTTCGTCTGGCCTTATGGTCACGAACGATGCTATCCAGGCAGAGTTCAACAAGGGTGGTAAAACGATCGACCTTCCTTTCTTCGGGGATCTCTCCGGTGATTCGGAAATTCTGAGCGACTCCAATCCGCTCACCCCGGATACCATTTCCGGTGATCTGCAAACTGGTGTTCGTAACATGCGTGGTCGCGCATGGAAGGCATCCGACCTTGCTGGTGAGCTTTCTGGGGCTGACCCCATGCAAGCTACTGCACGGCGTACCGGTCAATACTGGGTACGTGAAATGCAGAAAAGCATGATCGCTGTTCTGCAGGGCATGTACGGCTCTGGCGGTCCCCTTGCTACCAGTCACGCTGTTGGTGGCACTACCACTCAGCTTACCCAAGCTGCAATGGTTGATGGTATCGCCAAGCTTGGTGATGCTGGCCAGGAGCTTACTGGTATCATCATGCGTAGTCCGATCTACTACGCTTTGATGAAGATGGATTTGATCGTTCCGGCGACTACCACTTCTCAGCTTGATAGTCGGATCTCCCTGCAACGACTTGAGCTTGGCACCTATCTTGGTCGCCCTGTTCTTGTTGATGACACCCTGCCCTACGAGGCAGGTGCCGGTACTGGTGGTACTGACGTTCATCACACCTATTTCTTTGGCCCTGGCGCATTTGCCTATGCAACCGCACCCGCAAAGAATCCGCTTGAAACCGATCGTGACAAGCTGGCAGGCGTTGACTACCTAATCAACCGTACCCACTACCTCATTCACCCGAATGGTATTAGCTGGGACGGTAACGCTGTTGGTGCAGCCCCGACCAATGCAGAACTTTCTACCGGTTCCAACTGGAAGAAAGTTTACACCGATTACCGCAACATTCGGATCACCCGCCTCCGCTGCTACATCTGATCGGTGTGGTAGGATCTATCTGGGTATAGGGATCCCCCCGAAGGGGGGGGTTCTTTTTTTGTCTGGAGCCCCCGAGAACCCTGGCTAGCATTGGTTGGGCAGATTCCTGCCCCGCTAAACTTCAAGGGTGTTTGCGTGAGTATCCAGCCTGTTACATGGGACTTGATTATTCCTCAGCGAGCTTCGCTGGAGGAGATTTTTCGTTTCCCCTATGACGGAACTGGTTGTAGCGCATTTGCACAAATTTACGACAGCGATCGAAGAAGGTTGAAAATTCTCGATCTTACTGTTACTTTTTTGAACAGGTATGAGGAGTGGGATCCAGAAGATTTAACTAAAATTCGTAGTACAGTAAAGGTTGCGGCAACCTGGGAGCAAACGCGAGCGGTAGTCAAGGATGGCTACTGGGACTTCCTTTGGGTATGGCCTGATGGACTCCGCGACTATCTGATTGAAGGCCAGGCACCGGTTAACCTTGGTATCACAGAGGAGCCACAATCATGAGCGAACTTACAGTGCGGGTATTGGATGGAATTGTAGAGGTTCTTCAATCGGGACCGAGAGGTGCCCGTGGGCAACAAGGCTTGTCCGCCTATCAAGTTGCGGTCGCAAATGGCTTTGTAGGCACTGAAGCTGAATGGCTGGATTCGCTACAAGGTGAAAACACCAATGGTGGAAGCGGATCGGCATGGCTTATCAGTTCTGGTGTTCCGGCTTCTAATCTTGGCCAGAACGGTGACTTTTGCCTAAATACACTGAATGGCGACATTTACGGACCAAAGGCAGCTGGTGCTTGGGGAGCAGTTATTTACAATATTGCTGAAGGGCAAGATGGCCGCGAAATTGAACTTCAAGCCAATGTTACACACATACAATGGCGCTATGTTGGTGCCATCTCGTGGACAAATCTTGTAACCCTAGCCAGCCTAAAGGGCGATGCCGGTCCAGAAATTGAGCTACGAGTCAATGCAACCCATATTCAATGGCGTGTAGTTGGGGCGCCAACATGGACTGATCTAATTGCGCTTACCGCAATTAAAGGTGGAAAAGGAGACGATGGACGAGAGATTGAGTTGCAAACTACCGCGACTCATATTCAATGGCGCTATGCAGGCGATCCTACTTGGGTTAATCTTGTAACGCTGGCAAGCCTTAAAGGCGATGCGGGTCCAGCGATTGAACTACAAACTACTGCGACTCACGTTCAATGGCGTGTGGTCGGTGCGCCAACATGGATAAATCTTATCGCCCTAAGCGTATTGAAGGGTGCAGACGGAAGCCAAGTTGAACTGCAAACTACTGCAACTCATATTCAGTGGAGGGTAGCCGGTTCGCCAACATGGATCGACCTTGTAACTCTTGCCAGTCTAAAGGGTGGTCCTGGTCCAGCGATTGAATTGAGCGTCAACGCGACTCACATTCGGTGGCGTGTAGTTGGCGACCCTACTTGGATTAACTTAATTGCGCTTTCCGCAATTGGCGGCAGCGGCGGCGGGAGTAATGGCCGCGAAATTGAATTGCAGACAAATGCCACTTATATCCAGTGGCGGTATGTAGGTGATACTACTTGGACCGATCTTATAGCACTGGCAGCCCTGAAAGGCGACGCCGGCCCAGCGATTGAATTACAAGTAAGCGCAACTCACATTCAATGGCGTGTAGTAGGTGCGCCATCATGGATTGACCTTATTGCGCTTACCGCAATTAAGGGTGGCGCCGGAGACGATGGCCGTGAAATTCAACTACAAACTACTGCAACCCATATTCAATGGAGATATACTGGCGATGTTGCGTGGGCAAATCTTGTAGCACTGGCAAATTTAAAGGGTGATAATGGACCCGCGATCGAACTGCAAACCACCGCAACTCATATACAGTGGCGAGTTGTTGGAGCTACCACGTGGATCGATCTTATTGCATTAAGCGCAATAAAGGGGGCAGATGGAGGTCCTGTTGAATTGCAGGCTACCGCAACCCACATTCAATGGAGGGTTGTTGGTGCCCCGACCTGGACTAATCTTGTAACACTGGCCAGCTTAAAAGGTGATACGGGAGCAGCGGCAACTATAGGGATCGGCACTGTTGCAACTGGAGCGGCTGGAAGTTCTGCCAGTGTCTTAAATTCTGGAACCCCTGGCGCCGCAGTTTTTAATTTTACTATTCCCCGTGGAGACAAGGGCGATAAGGGTGATGCGGCCAGCGCCGCTGGCAATACTGGTGAGGTTCAATATCGTTCGGCACTGGGTCCACTTGCATCTGCAACCGGCCTTGTAATTGATCCCACAAGTGGTCAACTCACATTAGCCTCTTTTCTTGCGAGAGGCACGGTACCGGCAACGCCATTAACTGGATTTGTAATTTACGCTAATGCAAGTAATGCGTTTTCATGGAGGGGAGCAAACGGATTTACTCGGACATTTGATGGCACTACAAATACTGCAGACCGCTCCTATACACTACAAAATAAATCTGGTACGATTGCACACCTTGATGACGTACTAGCATTTAATCCTACACTAATCACCTATGCGGCAACCGTTAATCTAGACATGGCCGCCCTGAGCGGACTGTATTGCACTATTTTCCTTACCGGGAATTTGACACTGACCACTAGCAATAGAGCGGCCGGCAGATTTGTTTCACTTCGGCTAGTATGTGATGGCACCCTGCGGACGCTAACTGTTCCGGCTGGTTGGGTATTCCTTGGGCCAACCGGAACAAAACCATCCAACATAGCAGCATCAAAAACTGCATCGCTATCGCTAACGTACTACGGCACGGCAGAAACTGATTGCATTGCAGCGTATGGAGTGCAGGGATGACGCTAAACCTCAGCGATCCAGCGTTTTTAGCGGTTGCCGGCAATCGACCGCTCTGGACGTTTGCAAATGTCGCAACATCGGCCTGGCATAGTGGAGTTTCGGGAATTACCGCTAGCGCCGGCCTAGTGTCGCAGTGGAATGACAGGAAAGGCGCTGGCCCGAATTATACGGCAGCCGGGACAGCACGGCCAACCGTCGTCAGCAATGCACAGAACGGCCGCAGCATTCTTCGGTTCAACGGAACCACTAATGTCATGGGAAGTGCCAGCGCCGCGCTGCTGCGTGGTCTATCTGGCGCGACAATTGTGGCCGCAGTAAGAAGGACAGCAAATCTTGCCACAGAGGCAACCGTGCTAGGTATTGCTACGTCCGTGGTAAACACAAGGGCTAATCTAGGTTTTCGCAGCGCTTCTACTGCAAATGAGGGCATTTTTACTGGAGGCAGGCGAGCCGCTGCAAACCCTTTCCAGCCGGTGGGTGCTAGCCCCTACTCTCCGCAATTCATAATCGTGGTAGCGGTATTCGATTACTTAAACGCAACGCTGAGGCTGCGCGAGAACGGCGCTGAAACCGCATTTAGAGTATTTCAGGAATCTGGGACTACCGAGAATGATGCCGGCGCGATCTTCATTGGCGCCAACGCTGCAGGTACCGGGGCATTTTTCAATGGTGATCTTGCGGAACTGGCAATTATTCCATTCGCGGCTGACACAGCATTATGCCAACAAGCCGAAGGGTATGTAGGCCACGAGTGGGCGCTCAATAGCGGGCTTGCAGTCAATCATCCATTCCTTACTTTCCCACCATATCAATAACATCATGACCGACCTCATCCGCTTTCGCAACGGCATTCCGCAATGGCCGTACTCTGGTGAAATGCTTCGCGCCGACGAGCCACGACTAAGCCTGAGCCGCGAACTTCCGGACCACGAATTGGCAACATTGGAGCAAGTTGGGGTATATGTAACTCGTCCGCAGTACACTGATCCACCGGAAATCAATGATTTACGCACTGAACGAGTAGAGATAGTTATGCCAATTTTGCAGGACGGTGTTTGGGTGCAGCAATGGAATAAAAGAGATGCGACACCGGATGAAATCGCGGCGTATGATGCAGAAAATACACCACCGCCAGACTATATCGGTTTTTACCAGGCGTTGCTAATTTCAGTAACATACCAACAGGGCGTTCTGCCGTGTGTGATAACAAACTCCCTGCCAACTCTTATGATCTTTGAATCTCAATTTGGGGAGGCGAGGAACGGTCGAGCAATCCCAGATGCATTGCAGGCTTCGCTGTGGATTTTGCTTCAGGAATTGCAGCCAACCACTGAAATGCAGGCTGAGCTACAATCACTGCTTCAAGAATATCATCTCGCAGCTATTTATACCCTTGCCCCGCCAGTGCCTGGGTAGTCATGGCTAGGGTGGTAGGGCACTTACGTTAACCCAAAAAACGATGAAGTTGTGGGTGAGTAAGATCCATTGCCTGAGCGTAAGTGACCGAAAACGATGAATCCACCCTAATAAACTGGGCCACAGTTACTACCAATGTAACCGCGCTATTGATTGGCAGTGCGGTGCTTGCCACCCTTGGTGGTGGAACTTTTCTGATTATTACACTGCCAAGAACTCTTGATCAAGTATTAAAAAATCAAGCATCTATAATTCAGGGTCAGGAAACCCTCAAGAGCGACTATACCAGGCTGCAACGGAGACTGGAGGCAGTCGAAAACTCAAACAAGCAACAAGATCAGCTTATCTATCGAATGCTTGGCAAATGAAATCACAAAAAATTGTAAAGATTGTTCGCATGGTTCCTGGTATTATTGTTGCCACAACAAAGGTCATGTTAGTTGATCCGGTACTTGGATTGCGACTTGGCCGCATAATGAAAATCACTGGGCCATGCTTCAATATGTGCAACAAGGGCTGCGATGAATGTATGACACATCGCCTTACAATTTTGCAGGGTGGTAAACCATCGGAAAGGCAAAAGCGACTCCTGAGAGTTGCAGCCGAACCGCTGCAAGATGCAATACGAAATCAGTAACTAAAAACTGCCACATCAGATTGGCTAAATTGAGCGTAGCTGCAAATCAGCAGCCTTCACCCTGAGGTACTGAATATGGGAGCCGCCGCGTTCCGAATGGCCAGAGAGCGAGAGGCCGCAAAGGCAGCCGAGGAGGCCGCCAGACTGGCAGCCGAGGAGGCCGCCAGGGAGGCCGAGGAGGCCGAGGAGGGGGACGAGGATGGCGAGGGCGATGAAGGGGCCTCCGGTGGCCCTCCCGAAGCTGATCCCGGATCCCCGCCCGCTCCAGAGCCCCCCAAACCTACTACCACCACTACCAGCAAAAAAACCACAACTAAGTAACCTGTCATGGCCTTTGTTTCAACTCTGGGTGCAAGCGATGCAAACTCGTATCTGAGTGTTGCAAAGGCCACTACAAGGCTTGGTGATTTGCCGTCAAGCAATGGTATTGCAACTTGGCTTGGACTTGATGAAGAAAGTAAAGAAAAAACATTAGTCGGCGCAACAATGGCCGCAAACCCCCTTAAGTGGAAGGGTAGGCCAGCCACCTTTGAGCAAAGTCTAGCTTGGCCAAGGGTGATCCGCGCCGACTACTTTAATCTGCCAACCGACGAACTTCCCATCGACTTTGAAGTTGCTATTGCCTACCTGGCAGCCTTTATCGGATCCGAGGGTGGTTACACCGGAATCAATGATCTTGATGGCGGGGCCAAGCAACTTAAAAATAGCCAGTATGATGAGGTTGAGCTTGGTCGTAGCGACCTTCGCGTGAAGTTTCGAGATCAGGTGCAGCAAACTGGCGTTGCATATATTCCACCGTTTTGCATGGATATTTTCGCTCGCTACATGGTTGGCGGCGGCTTTAATCAACCACGGCTTGTGCGCGAATCCACTGCAAGAATTGGAAACTATGCTGCCAGGGCCGCATTTCGACCGAGTAACATCCGTGTTGTCAATGGACTTGTGTGGCCCGCCGAAGGTGGATGGGCTAGTAATCCGCTTTAATCACAATGTCACTTGTTGACGACATTTTTGGCTCACTTGCAGGCCCGCTCATTGATGACTGGGGTATTCCCGCTGTCTATGTAAAACATGCTGCAAATAATGAATATGATCCGGCGCTTGGTACTTACGGGAATGCGATTGACCCAACAACCCAGAACCCAGTAGTAAATAAAAATCGAATCAGAATCAACATACTTCCCTGTCAATTAGAGGCTGATGAAGTTGGTGGCGAGGTCCAGCTAACAGATATTAAGATTCTGATAGCACCTGACAAGCTTGGTAGCTATTATCCCAGAACAAAAGACTGGATCGAGTACGCTCAGGACGGTGTTACCAGAACTGCAAAAATTATCAAGCCGATCACCTATCGTGGGACCAAACCCGTGTTTCATTCTGTTGTTGCGAGGTTGGGATGACAAGACAGCGCAGGTCATTTGGCAGTGCATCGTCTCAACTTGGAAAGAGGCGAGCGGGTCAAACTGCAATCAAAAACAGCATATCGGCTAAAGTTGGCCAAGATATTAGGAAGAGGCTTAACCTTGGTGCAAGAAGGGCCGCTGCTGAGATAATGAACAGACTTGCGGAAAAGGGTCCAGCGTATAGTGGTAAGTTTAGGGATCAGTGGCGTGCAATTCCTGTTGGCTCCGGTGCCGGTGCCGCTAAAGGCGGAAGGTATCCATACGAGACAAGTGACGTACCAGATCTCTCAACCTCTCTCAAGGAAGTTAAAAGGGCCAAAGTGCTTACGATTGAGAATGTCGCGGAGTATGCCGCCATTGCGCTTGACCTTGAAGAAGGAGTTTTCATAAATCCAGGGTTTGAACCTGAGGGTGGTATTGAAAGCGGTGTTATCAGGGGTCGCCGCTACGGTGCATTTCGCGGCCAAGTCCGCCCATTTACTGCGGAGGAAAGCCAAAAGATGGAAGACGCCGCAATCAGGGGTGAAAGTACAAGGGCGTCAAATATTTCAACTGCTGAACTTAACTGGTACACCAACTTTATGAGAAGCGGTGAAGTGGATAAGGAAGTGGAGCGTGCATTTAAGTTTGCATTCTCACCGTCAAGCTCTCCAGCCCCCGACTATAATACTGTCATGCAAAACCGAAAACAATGAACTTTCAGTCAATTGCGGCAGCGCTTGAGGTTCCTATCAATACTGCACTTGCTGGTGCAACACCACCTGTAAAAATATTCTTTGATAACGTTGTCCCAGTTGCCCCGGATGCGCCAAAGGAGTACGTCAAAGTAAATATCAGCTTTGGCAGCATATCTGAATCCACACTTGAATGTACTTTGCAGAGAGCCAGGGGTGCTATTGTTATCAGAATTTACACAATGAAAGATGCTGGCGCACTGCGAGCAAGGCAGCTTTCGTCGCTTATTCAATCCGTATTCAATCAAATCAACGCCGTAAAAAAGGGGGCAACGGGTATCTCCATGCGTATCCAGGATATTGAGGGACCACTTTTTTATCAGGGAGAAAAGGAGCCACAATTTATGGCTAGAATTGAGGCAAGTTGGCAGGCTTCAAATATTACTTAGGCCAGAGGCTTTGCGTGGCTAGCATGAGGTGACGGGCAGTGCCCGCACTGCTGTTCTTTACTGCTAGGGTCCAATCATGACCTGCGACACCACTGTTCTTACGGGCACTTCTGGCGCCTTCCACTACAAGCCTGCAAACACTCAGGCTTGTATCACCGCTGCTGATTTTCCGGCCACTGGTGCAAACATCGCCCTTGGCACCTATCTTGGCTTTCGCGTCAATGACCCTGTTACCCTTGCCTATCCGCAAGGGGCCACAGTCACAAACGCCATTCCGGCTGCTGACTACTTCATTAAAACCTATGCCGCTGACACCGGTATTGGCACCCTTGCTGCCACTGTTGGTGGCGCTGCCATAACTGCAACTGCGCTTCCCAGCGGCTTTGGTAATGCCAAGGCGACGATTTCCTACAAATCCTTCCTTCCTGTTGGACAGGTTCGTGACTGGAGTTTTGAAATCACCCGTGCTGAGATTGATGTTACCACCCTTGGGCAAGGTGCTGGCCAGTTTGCTCCTTTCC